GAGATTTACGAAACCAACATCGAAGGCAAGTACAATGTGCTTTGCGTTCTTGATGACCGGGATCAGGTGGTCCAGTTCTGGCGTGAAAAGGGGCTAACCTGCTTTCAAGTCGCTTATGGAAATTTTTAACCAGATCAGGTAATATCGTGGTATATCCTTAGCGTCGCCATCTTACGACGCTAAGGAGTGCGCATCTGTGCCAGTTAAAAATAAACCACCTTCTCAAAATCAATTAGATTCAATTAAAATCATGCATAACAAAGGTCTGTCCAATAGAGATATTGGATCTGTTCTTAGTTTACATCACAAAACTGTTGGCAAACATCTAAAACTATTGGGTTTCGATTCAAATAATATGAATCAACCAATAGATAAAGTGTCTGCTACCGAAGCTCGATGTAGCAAATGTAATGATATTAAACCTATTAATGAATTCCAAAAGGGGCGCAAAGGTTCAGCTAAAGAATACACATTCTCATATTGCAATCTTTGTAGAAAAAAACAAACATATCTTAATCTGAATTCTGATGTTAGATTGTTTTTGAATGATCGCTTTAATAGATTAAAGAAACGTTGTCAAAAAGAAAATATTGTTTGCACAATTACGAAAGAACAATTTCTTAAACAATTTTTCAAACAAGATGGCTTGTGTTTTTATACTGATGCTGTAATGATTTGTGAGGTTGGAAATAATTTACAAAGAGATAGTATGTCTATTGATAAGTTAATTCCTGAAAAAGGTTACATTAATGGTAATGTCGTCTTTACAACTCATAGAATCAATACATGTAAAGCAGATTTATCATTAGATGAATTGTCTAAATGGATGCCCTCCTTCCATGAAAGAATTCAACAATTCTTAAGGAGTACTATGAAAATTAATTGCAAAGTTAGAGACGCTCAAACTAATGAAATTTTTGACACTGAGTATGATGATGTATCAAAAACTCATCAAGTTACCGATCCACATTACTACAATTACAGTTCAAAAGAAATAACTGATTTATGTGGGCCGATTAATTCAGAAGAAACAATTCACGGTAGAACATATACTGTTCAACGTGATTCACATACTCATAGGGTAGTTTCAGTTTTTACTAAAGATAAGCCGTATGATTATCATTCTTTTGCTTCAGAAATAGATTATGAAAAATTTTTGAAAGGTCAAAGCTAAAAATAAGAGCAAGCCTTGACACCTAATTTTTCCTAATTAAAATATGAAGATAACGAGGAAGGCGGTCTTACTTATGAGATTGCTTTCGGAGCTAAGGGCCGCGGCCCGTTTCTCCCACCAAACAAGTCTACAAATTGCCGGGCCAATTTCTGAGAAGCCTGGCACGACGAGCGGAAAGACAAAATGATATTCGGCATTGCTTTACTCATAGCAATATGGATTCTATATAAACTATTGGTTCAAGGTTTTCTTTGGAAGATTATCCTTGGAATCTGTGGCGCTTTAATGATCCACGTGCTATTGTGGAATAACTTTCCAGGAACCCATAGTATTGGTTTTGTTGGATTACCTTGGTCGGCAGTCATCGGTATAGCAGTTTTATTATTGGCAATGATGCACACGAAATCGGAATGAAATTATGTTATTAGTTCAAAAGTATTTGGAAACTCACACGTTTGGAGAATTGGCAGCCGAACATGGCGTCTATGCTTCATTCTCTAAGTCTGGTCATAAGTTTTCTTTGAACTATGATCAAATCGAAGCTAAAGAATCAGATCCGCTTGCGCAGGAATGCCGCGGTTTGATTTTATCATTGGAAGATGGAACTCCACAAGTTGGGATTCCAAATGCCATGAAGAAGCTGAATTTCGATCATATCTGCCCAGGCAAAACAAAAGTTTTGGCTTTCCCAATGAAAAGATTCTTCAACTATGGTCAAGGCGCAGCTGCTGATGTCAACTGGAACGATCCTTCTTTGAAGGTATTGGAAAAGTTGGACGGTACCTTGTGCATTGTCTATTGGGATCCATTCATTTTTCAATGGTGCGTGGCAACTCGCTCTGTTCCAGAAGCTGACTTGTTTATGGACAATGGTATCTTTACTTTCCGGACTTTGTTCGAAAAGGCAGTCAAAGATACTTGTAAGTTTGAATTTGCAGACTTACAATCATATTTGGATAAGTCATATACCTATTGTTTTGAATTAACGACTCCATACAATCGTATTGTTGTTGATTATAAAACTTGCGGTATTACTTTGTTGGCTGCCCGCAATATGAAAACTCTTAATGAAGAAGTGCCTAACGATCTTGGTATTGTTACGGTCATTGGTGTTCCAGTCGTTAAATCATTTTCGTTTAACAACGTCAATGAATTGATTGATTGGGTTTCCAGTCAGAATCCAATGGAATACGAAGGCGTGGTTGTTCGAGACGGCAACTTCAACCGTTTGAAGGTTAAGAATGCGGCTTATGTGGCTTACAACAAAGTAAGAGACACGTTGGCAGCATCAGAACGCAACTGCGTTGAATTGATTTTGGCAGAAAAAGATGACGACGTTGTTGCTTTCTTGCCAGAAGAGATTGTCAAGAACCTTCAGAAGATCAAAGCTGGCGTTCAGGTTGCTATCAAGCGACATGATGAAGCTTATAAAGCTGCGGTGGAAGCTGCAAACACAATTGCTCCAGGAGATAAGAAGACCTTTGCAATTCTTATTACTAAGCAAAAAGACTTGTGGACGGCTCCATTTTTCCAGATGTTCGATGGAAAGGCATCGAATATGAAAGATTTTATTCAGAAAAACAAGAAAGATGGCACGTGGGCGAACTCTTTCTTGGATAAAATTCTCGAAATCGCCTCGAAGTAACAGGAAGCTCAAGATGATTTATTTTGTCTTGGGCTTTTCTGATATATAAATAGGTATGAATAAGTATCTGTTTGAGAGCGATTATAGCTCTGATTCCTTACGATGGATTAAAAAGATAGAGGAAAAGAAGTTAAAACCTAATCCATATAGTAAAGATCCCAGCGGTTATAATCCAGAAGATTTAGAAAAGTTACAGAATGAAATCATTAAAGATAATGATTCTGCATTGGCATATTTCTTTTCTGCGCAGTTTAAGTACAAACTGTATAGAATGCAAAAGATAATTCTTGATAACAAAGACGCCAAGTACGCTTTTCTCTTTGCTCAAAATATTCCCCTATGTGATATTAAATCACTACAAAATGTAGTTGTTGAGTCTAAAAAGACTAAATACATTTGTAAGTTTGCTTGTTTTGTTAAGAACGCAGACAAAAAACCATTAGAATCTATTATTCTTAAATCTAAAAACGTCAAGTATGCCCACATGTATTTAAAACATGTCAAAGGCTCGGACGTGAAAAAGTTCAAAGATATCATCTTGACTTCCAAAAAGCCGATGTATTTATTTGAGCTTGCCAAGCATTTAAAGTCTCGAAAAGATATTTCGATGATTGAAGACATCATTATTGAGTCAAAATCATTTACATATATGAGGCTCTTTGCAGAAAAGATAAAGTTAGCGGATGTTGATAAGATCGAACAAGCCGTATTAGATTTAGATAACTCTGCTGAGATTAAAAAGTTTGCTAAGTATGTTCGTAAATCGAAAATGAAGAATTTCCTAATTGTAGCATAAGGACTGGTAAAATCATGGATTCGCCTAAATATAATAGAACGTTCCATTTACCATGGAGCCCCGGAGCAACCTCTGATGATAAGATTGCTAAGGATATTTCTACCATACTAAACAAACCTATTATCATTACTGAGAAGATGGACGGCTCTAATACCTCATTAGAGGCCAATGGTTGTTATGCACGCACACATGCAGCCCCACCTAACCATCCTTCTTTTAACGCTTTGAAAGCATTGCACGCTCAAATTAAAACTCAAATTGATGAAGGGATTCAGATATTTGGCGAGTGGTGTTATGCTTTGCATTCAATCGCTTATAGCGAGTTGCCTGGATTCTTCTTAGCATTCGCTGTCAGAGATTTGAAAAATGAAACCTGGCTCTCTTGGGAAGATGTCGAGCTTTGGTCAGAAGAAATTTCTGTACCAACGGTTCCCGTCTTATTCAAAGGAACAGTTACTTCCGAAAATGAGTTGCAAAACATTACAGAATCATTAATGAACTTTGATTCTAAATGTGGCGGTCAACGAGAGGGAGTTGTTGTTAGATTGCAATCTCAATTTAATAATAATGAATTTTCTTCTAACGTCATGAAATACGTTAGAGCTAACCACATTCAATCTTCGGATCACTGGAAAACCCAGGAAATTGTAAAGAATAAGATAAAATTATGAAATTAGATCCCCTTGACTTTAGAGTATTTGTGGTTATAATACATACGAATAACGAGATATTCTAAATTGAGGGGAACTCTAAACAAGGATAATATCATGTTGAAACGATTTCATTTTGAAAGAGTTGAAGATGTTAGCGGTACATCAGGTTGTGGTACGGTTGCTGAGGGCTGTTTATTTGAAGATACTGGAGAGGTGGTAGTTCATTGGTATGGAGCACACTCAA